ACCTTCACCAGTTTGATTAGCCCACTCCTCAGAGTTCCTAATCTCTTGTGTTTTATCCCAAAACGGATCATATATATCACGTATCTTATCTAAACCAAACACACGTACTTCTGTATTTGATGGTGATCTATATTGCCATACTAAGTCCTCAAGCTCTTCCGGTACAAATACGTACAGGTTTTGAGGAATGCTTAATAGCTTTACGAATGCTTCAATGTATACATCAAAAGATCTATTATGCCTTTTGATATCCCATAAGCCTGTTACAAATGTAGTATTGTTCATTCAAATAAATGGTGAAATAATTTCGGATTGAATTGTTTCCATTCTGGTCTTTCATACCAGTCGTCAAAATCTAGTGTAGTGTAACTGTCCATATCATCTGCATACATACAGCACATGATTCGTTCCTCATGATATAGGTCATCACTCTTATCAAGTACATTCAAAAGGTACTTTTCGAAGTTAGCAGCTAGCTCATCATACTTCTCTGATGTACAACCAAACATACCACCAATGATATGCTTATCAGCATTATAATTTTTATAAAAATGTTCAGGTAATGCCTTAGACCAATGATACCTACTAGTATTATTTTTCGCCATTAGTAGTATTTTATCTTCTGATAGCTTATTCCACCTCTTTAATATCTTCTGTCTAAACATGCTTATACAAAAATGGCTTTCCCACTTATTACCAACCTGATACTTTACTGGAAACAATCCACCATGTGATAGACCAGCATCAATCCAGTAGATTCTATCATAGTCATGCCTATCCTCAATCAACTCAGCCCAGAAGAACTTGTTATATTGAATCTCATGACACCTATCCCATTTTTTAACATGCTCAACATTTTTAACCTTTTGAATCTTATCATAATGCTTTGTATCATGTAGATCAAACACTCTAAACTCGAGTTTGGAAGGATCAGCACCTTGTTTATCAAAAAACCAAACCTTTAACTCGTCAATTTCATCTTCATGTGTGAAGCAAACAACTTTAGAGGGGTTAAGATTGAGAATATTAAGAAGGCTCCATCTGTAATGATGCCACCTTGCAGCACGACCACCGAGATCAGTGCCATGTAGTTGTGAGTATATACAAGTAATGAAAAGTTCCTTCATTACCCTATATCTCCTTCTATTGGGTCTACAAATCCATGCTCTTCACTATGAGGCCATACTCTCCACTTAACAATCTTATCATCAGTTTCAAACCACCTCCAAATCTTGCAATACTCTTCTGGATCGTTCTTCAACCTCTTAATCTCACCAACATCTGCATCTTGTCTATCCACTTCTTCACCTTTATCGTTAAAGAAAGCAACAGCCCAGAAAGTATAGTCATCTAATGGTACTTGCTCATATGTAATATCGATACAAAATTTAAATTGTCTTACAAAAGATGCATCATATGCCTTTTTATTTGTATAATCAGGATTTGGAGGATACTTTTTATCAAGTGTATATGGTTGGATCTTCTGATCTTTAAATCTTACACCAGCATACCTCTCATATTCAGCAAGTGTTCTAACCTTACCAAAGCCATACTTGTTCTCACCTCTCTTAAACTTCTCACCATTAATACCAAAGAGCTTTCTTACCCTCTCATATGACTTAAGGTTAGTATCAGTCCATGTCTTACTATCATCCCAATGCTTACTTGCACCTTTCCTACCATAGTGATGCCAAGCAATGACCTTATGTGGGTGATACAGATCATAACCATGTGTAAATGCTCTTACAGCAATAGAAATCTCTTCACCATGAAAGTACATCTCTGGATCATGTTGAACATCAGTACTAAAAGCACCATCAGCAAAAGCAAAGTGAGCAGAATAGAATCTACTCTTAACAGGTCCACCTAACCCCTTCCAGTTAGGTATAGTCTCTGGAATAGTATGAAGTGGACCATCATGACCAAAATAGTTATAAGAAAGCATCCAAGGCTCTTCATCGATTGGCTTATCTTTCTCTGCATCATAAGCTGGAATGTAGCTTGTAATAAGAGGCTTTTCAGAACCATTAAGTTCAAGACCAGCATACATGTTCTTAAGATCAGTATCCCAACCATTGATAAATCTATGATGTGAATCTAATTGAAAAGTGAAGTCTTCACCTTTGTAATGTTGTTGGATTGAGTGTCTTGCCCAACAAGCACCTTGAGAGTCATCAGAGTTAATATCAAGAATGTTAAAGTTCTTGTTATCTTTATACTCATCGAGGTTATCCCACTTATCATCAGGGTGATGTTGCCAACATATACATACATGTAGTAGCTCAGGCCTATCAGCCTTTTCAAGCATATCCTTTAGAGTAGGTAGTAGCTCTTTATCTCTATAAGAAGCTATTTGCACAAACATAGTGCTGTCTGGATAAGCATTTTCCATACACTCTTATTTATTTACATCTCGATCAGAGGCAACTTAAGGTAAATCGAACGTCTTTTTATCAAGCCAGCCATTATCTTTACTATATGGCCATACAATAGCCCTTTTTGGCTTGATTGACACATTAGTCTCAATCCATATATTACACCATTCATTTACATTTAATAAAGCTGTTAACTCATCACCAGTAATATCTTTTCTATATAATGTTTTACCATCCTCATCATCTAGAGCTACAGTAATAAAGTCTAATTCTTCATCTGGCATGTCTGTGTGATGGATATCAACACAATGTTTAAATCTTCTACTCCAATCACCATCTGGATCATTTGGTGGTAGCTTACCATCAATAGTTTCTTGTTGGAGACTTCTATCTATAAATCTTACACCTGCATACTCCTCCCAATCAGCAACAGTTCGTTCAGTACCAAGACCATACACTCCATACTTTTCCTCATCAGGGCAATCACAACCGTCAATACCAAGTAAGCCTCTCATAAGTGCATATGTCTCTTCATTATGATTGGTCCAGTTACCATAATTATCCCAATGCTTGTCTGGTCTATAGTCTCTACTAAATTCGTGATAGGCTACAATCTTATGTGGGTGGAAGATATCATAGCCATGTGTATATGCTCTAACACCAATAGCAATCTCTTCACCATGGAAGTAGTATCTTGGATCATGTTGAACTTCTTCACAGAATGAACCAAGTGTAAAGCAAAAGTGTGCAGAATAAAACCTACCCCTAACAGGCATTGTTCTTTCTTTCCAGTTAGGGATGGAAGTAGGTGAGAAGAACACAACACCGTCTGGTGTAAACCTATCGAAGACCATATGCCATGGATCTTTAGCCCACTCCTCTTTAGGTAATGATGGATGAAAAGAACTAATGTATCCAGTCAGTAGTGGCTTCTTATAACCATGTAGTTGTAACTGAAGTATCTCATTCTTTAGTTCAGTATCCCAACCTTCAACAAACCTATGATGTGAGTCTAACTGTAAGGTAAATTCCTCAAACAAATATTCTTGTTGAATTAGGTTTCTTGCCCAGCATACCCCCTTTGAATCTTCTGCCCTAACATCAATGATCTTAACTCTACTATCATCTTGATACTTATCCAACGTATCCCATTCATCCTCTTCGCTATGTTGCCAACAAATACATACACGTAAGTTATCTGGTTCATCAGCCTTATCAAATAAGTCATCCAACGTAGGTAGTAGTTGACTGTCTCTAAATGAAGCAATCTGTACAAAGATCTTCTTACGACCGTTAAGCATGTATATATTATAGTTACAGAAAAAGTAAAATCAACAGTTGAACTGAAGCATCTTTAGGTTATAATAAGGTTGTATGAGTAAAGAAATTATCGCAATCGTCGACCAAGTCGGCCGTACAGTCATTGGAGTTGAAACAGGTCAAACTGATGAGACTCTTACCCTTAATAATCCTGTTATCGTTCACGTCCAACCTGACCCAGCAAGTGGACAACTACAAGTTCAGACCTTCCCTTACCTCTTTATGGAGTTTATTGAAGGTGATAAGCAGTTGAATGAGTGGACCTTTAATAAAAGTGCCATTGCTACTTCAACAGTCAAGCTTACTGAACAGATCAAAGCACAATATACCGCTATTAACAACCCAGCTCCAAAACCAGCAGCACCAACAGCAGAGCCAGAAGTTATCAAGCTCTTCGGTGCTGATGATAAAGAAGCTAAGTAGAAAGTTTTTGTTTAAGTTTAAGAGTCTTGCAGTTTACTGCTTGACTCTTTTTCTTTGTATACTATAATAGGTTATATGAGTAAAGATTTTGATAAAGATACACTTGCTGCGTTAGACTCTATTGATAAGATTAATCCGTTTGCAACATATCTACAAGACAGCACCTTAAGTCGTGTTGGTGGTTGGATCGATACCGGTAGCTACGTTCTTAACGCTATTATCTCTGGCTCTATTCATGGAGGTATTCCAAAGGGTCGAGTAACAATGATGGGTGGTGAGTCAATGACTGGTAAGACTTTGTTTGTTCTTAAGATTCTAGCTAATGCTCAGAAAGAGGGTTTGATTCCAGTTATCTTTGATACAGAGAATGCTGTTGATCCAGAAGGTGCAGAGCGTATTGGTCTTGATATTAGTAAAGTAAAGTACGTACCTTGTGTTACTATTGAACAGACACGTAATGCTTTGTTTAAGTTTCTTACCTCTGTTAAAGAGAAAGGTCTTGAAGGTAAGTTCATCATAGCTATTGACTCACTTGGTAATCTTCAATCAGAACTTGAGCATAGCCGTATGGGTAAAGATAGTACTTCATCTGATATGGGTACTAAAGCTCGTGCTATGAAGTCTCTTATGCAGACATGTACTAACTTAGGTGCTACTACACAGACTACAATCCTTTGTACAAATCATGTCTATGATGATCCATCAGCAATGTTCCCATCTATTGAGAAGAATATGCCAGGTGGTAAGTCAATTGTATATCTTCCATCTGTAACTGTTCAGTTGGCTCGTAAGCCTATGAAGAGTGATGGTGGTAAGACTATGGATGCTGAAACTGCCGTAGGTCAGAAGAACTATGCAGGTATCCTTATTAGAGCATTGACTCGTAAGAATCGATTCATTAAGCAGTATCTTCAAGGTGAGATGTTTTTATCTTTCCATACTGGTCTTGATCGTTACTATGGTCTCCTTGATCTTGCTGTAGGGGTTGGAGCAGTTATTCAAACTGGTTCTACCTATCAACTACCTGATGGTAAGAAGATTGGTTACTATAAGAACTTCCGTAAGGATGTTGACCTTTGGGAGAATACTATCCTACCAGTACTTGAAGAGAAGATCAAGTTAGAGTGGGCTTATAGTGGTGGTGAAGAAGGTGAAGTACCTGATGAGGTAGAAGAGCAAGAAGTAGTAGTAGAAAAGCCTACTCTGTTAAATGAAGTTTTAGATAAGAGTAAGTAGTACAATGCCTGTATCAACTCATATATTTAAAAATGAAGCTGTTGAATTTGTTAAGAGCAAGTTTCATAAATATAATGATATACTAGACATTGGAGCAGGATGTGGAACATACTCCAAGCTATTACGTGACTCAATATCACGTATGGATGCTGTAGAAGTATTTGAGCCATATGTTAAGGATTATGGACTCAGAGATCTGTATAGAAACGTATTTGTAACTAACGCTATAGAATTTGATTTCTCTTTCTACAATCTCATTATTGCTGGGGATGTATTAGAGCATATTGATGAAGAAGCAGGTATTGAGTTTATCAGCCGTATATATAGTAAGTGTGATGATGCATTGATATCTGTACCCTTTCATGCACCGCAAGGAGAGCATTTTGGTAACATATATGAAACACATCTGCAGCCAGATCTATCACATAATAATTTTATGGAGAAGTATGTAGGGTTTAAACCACTTTGCTTACGTTATGATTTTGGTGTATATGTCAAGGATGATGAGAGAAACTCCAAACTACCAATTATCTTAGAAGAGGAAACATTAGGTACTATAGTTCCAGAATACGCTACTACATTCAAGCCATATATTCAGGAGAGCTTTCCTGACACAGAGATTATTACATATAGTGGTCCAAGTGAAGTTGGTGAAAAGAATGAAGGTATTAATGCTATTACTGCTGCATTAAGTTGATTACCGATACAGGTGTTATATAATTAGAGTATGAAATATTTTAGTCGTCACTTAAAGGAGAGTAATCTCAATTATGCTGAGCACTTTATATGTGCATGGGTATTTGCAATACTACATCTCGCAGTCGTTCCAGTAGCTCTTATTCATGGAGTACTACCATTCCTATTACCTGGTCTTGGTAAGAGACTTCATGCAAGGATTCATATACAGTATGATAGCCTTGTCAAATTTTTTCAAACACAAAATAGATAAACAACAATGAGTAAAAAACTTGTATTAAGTATTAGTGGTGGTATGGATAGTGTAGTGCTATTGCATATGGCTGTCGATAGAGGATTCGAAGAGATTAATTTAATCACTTACAACTACGGACAACGTCATATTCGTGAGATTGACTGTGTTCAAGATCAGATTGACTCGGTTAAAGTTAAAACACCGAACGTTAAGATAACACATTATGTAGCTGACGTTGGATTCATTAAGCAACTAGCTCCTACTTCATCTCTAACTAATACTGATATTGATAATCCTGATATCAGTAAGATGGCAGGAGATGCACAACCTGTAAGCTATGTACCATTCCGCAATCAGTTGTTTAATACTATTGCTTGTGCTTATGCTGAAGCTAAAGGTGCAGATACTGTTTGGTATGGTGCAGCGGAAGTTGATAGTCTAGCAGGTTATTGGGATGGTAGTAATGAATTCGTTAGTTCTATGAATGCATTGATTGCTCTTAATAGAGAGAATAGAATTACTATTGAAGCTCCACTCTTAACTATGAGTAAAGAAGCTATTGTTGAAGAAGGTGTTCGCTTAGGTGTCGACTTTGGTAAGACATGGACTTGCTACTCAAACCGTAAGGATGGTCTAGCAGATGCTTCTACACCATCAAGTAGTATGAGGGTGAAGGGTTTCATGGACGCTGGATATCAAGACCCTATTCAATATGTTCAGCAAGATAAACTGAATTCTATGTATATGTCTTTAGGTTGTAAGAAGATTTAATACAACGTAATCAAAAAGAAACCCAGAGGCATTTCTGCCCCTGGGTTTTTTATTTATGAGTTAGTTTATCTATTTATGTTTTTTATAGACCATAACGTCTAATTTCTTCAAGCTGTGATTGAGTCTTTGGCTTAAAACGCTCTTTAAAGCTAACAGATTTTACTTGTGGAGACTTTTTATATGAGTCTGTTACTTTTTGCTCCGTAAGATATTCTGTTGTGTAATTTTCCTCCATTGACTTCTCAGCAGCTTCTACCAAATATTGTTGTGTGCTACATGATGGGGCTGTAATACCATTTTCATCCATTACTGGTGCTTTGATATATCCCATGTTGTCATAAACACTCTCAAGTGTAAGATCTTCTTCATTCTCACGCGCCTCAAACTTAGCTTGAGTTGTGTAGTAATCGAGTAGTGATTGAGCAATTTCTGCTTTTTCTACATCACCATCTTCACCATACGCGTTGTAAAGCTCGTTAGCAGAATGTGCAAGACCAGCAGCTTTATGATCAGCACCAAGTTTAGCAGCATGCGCTGTGATTGCATCTCGGACTTCTTGCTTAATGCTACCTTCAGCATCTTCTGTTTGTGGCATAGCCTTACGACCATGGCGTACAATGTCTCTTGAGAGATGCCAAGCAGCTGAACCTTGCGTCCAACCTTGATCTTGTAAGTTATAAAGATCACCTTCTGCATCAGGATTTTCTTCTTGTGCACCATCCATACCATTAGCAGCAAGATCATCAAAACCTTGATCTTCAAGGTTACCGAGAATGTCCTCAGCTCTACTGAGCATCTCATGAGCTTCATCATCTAATTCATACTCACCGTCTTCAGTACCATCTTCACGCTCAGCATCTTCACCATTACGTAAATTACGTGTGATGTCATGTGCATCTCTCTTGTCAATACCACCCTCTGCAACTGCAGCATCAACTCTAGCTTGAAGGTCATCTGGATCTTCTTGATCTTCCATTTCAATATCTTCTAATCCCCCCTTAAGAGCTTTAACTGTACCAGAAAGGTGATAAGCTGGGATTTGATACTCTTCCATCTCACCCATTTGCTTAACAAATGCTTCGAATTGATCGATATTATTAATCTTTGGAGCGAACTCCTTAATGTTATTAATAACGTCTGGAGAAAGATCTTCTCCAGCTGGTAAATCTTCAAGCTCCTGTATTGCTTTAGCTAGTGAAGCTTTAACAAGAAGCTTTTCATCTGAAACAATGTCAACAAGAGCGTCATCCATCTCTTTTCCTGACTTAGCTTTACGAACTTCTGCAGCAATCTCTTGTGAAGCGGCTTGTGCTGCATACTTTTCTTCGCGTGAGCGGTTAACACCCATTCCAGAAATAAAATCATCTAATGTACTTTCAACGGTCTGTGCAATCTCATCAGTCTTAGCATTAATAGTCTCCTGATTAGCTTTAAGTACTGCAAGCATTGCTTGTTTCTTACCGGTAAACCCTTTAGCACTCTTAACTGACTGCAACTCTTCTTCAGATATTACATCGAGGTTAAAAAGAATTTCACGGATGAACTTGATTGTATCCAAAGGCGCAGAGCTTAAACCACCATCACGCATTGTTTTTGTCACACCACCAAAGGACTGGTGGGCAGCAGCGTAAGGTGAGGTTTTTGCCTCATTAAGCATTTGGACCTTTTTGAATAGATCATTGAACGAACTCATTGATATTATTTATACACTCTAACGTAAAATTATAGGAAAAGTTGCAAATTAAAAGGAACTAGCGTATAATTAAAGGTGATGAAACTGAGTTATAAAGACTTCAACAAGTTTAACGACAAAGAACTACGTGCTCTACCAGGAGTTGGTAGGAAAACAGCCAAGAATATCGTAGCTATGCGACCATATCGTAGTAGTGATGATCTATTTAAGGTTGGCGGGCTCGGAACTAATACTCTGCTGAAGTTTGGCATTGAGAAGACAAAGAAGAAGCGTAAAAAGTGGATTGATATTGATGGGATGCAATATCCACACTATACTTTCGCGTTTCATGAGGCAACTGGTGTTATGGACTTCTTCTGGCGCATTCCTAAAGAGTTTAGGCTTTATTATGGACGAGAGGATGAAAGTAAGGTACTTACAGCTAAGTATCGTGAAGAGCAGAACATTAAGCTTGAAAAACTCTAAGACTAGATTAAATTATAGTAAGAATGTGTGCTATATTTGGAGCTCCTGATAAATCTATGCTAGAGGTTTTATATACCGCTAACCAAGATCGTGGTACTTTCGCAAGTAGCTTCATACAACTCACATATGACGATCAATTCGTCTTCAAGAAAGAGGGAGAGATCAATTTTGATGAAACTAAAGGTTCTAAACAATCGAAGTATTGTTGTGGACATGTCCAAGCCCCTACCTCAGCAATGAGAGAGTGGTCATATGAAACATCACACCCATTCGATACATTGTCTTGGATGGTTTTTCATAATGGCGTAATCGTAAACGAAAAAGATATTCGTAGAAAGCACTTACCATATCTAGAGAATCCTGTTGATACATCTTTGATTGTTAACTTGATTCAAAAGTTTATGGAAGATGATAGAGCAAGTGGTACTAACCCTGTTCGATACATTAGACGTGCAATGGAAGAGCTTAACGGGTCGTTTGCAGTAGCTATAGTTGATTGTGATACAAATGAACTATACATTGCACGAGTTGGGTCAATCTTACACTATAATAATAAAGGATGCTATTCAACTATACCTGGTAAAGGATATACTGAACTAAAAGAAGGTGAGATTAGACGCTTAAATAAAAAGACTCTCAGATTTAACAAGGTTGGAGAGTTTAAGCATGAGTCACCGTTCCTGTTTATATAATGAACAACGATCTATTTATCTGCGCAGCAACAAAGGGCAGAAAAGAAGACACTCTCCTTTGGCAAACGAAGGGTGAAGAAATGGATGTCTTCTTCAAAGAGGGAAATAAAAAGCCTCTTCAGAAAGTATACAACAAAGCAATCGATTTTGCTATTAAAGAAAACTTTGATCATATTATTCTCTGCCATGATGATATCATCCTTGAGAATTTCGATTATGATAAACTGAAGAAGCACTTTGAAGAATATGATGTGCTTGGTGTTGCTGGTGCTTCACAAATTACAGTTCAAGAACCTGCCTTATGGCATCTAATGGGTGGAGGCTTCAATAGTGGTAATCTTCATGGTGCAGTTGCTCATTTATCTGGTCATCAAAAGTCGATGACAGCATTTGGACCATACCCACATCAAACATTAATTATGGATGGTGTCTTTCTTGCTATATCAAGGAAGGTATTTAAAAAAATTAAGTTCGATGAAGACTGCCCATCAGGATTTCACTTTTACGATCTCATATACACACTTGATGCAACCCTTGCTGGTTATAAGTGTGGTGTAGTAGATGCATATATCACACATGCATCACCAGGCCTTAGACAGTTTACTGAAGACTGGAAAGGTGGGCAGCAATACTTCCTCAACAAGTATGAGAAGTATGTTGGCAAGACTGTGCAAATATAGTTGATAATTAGTTTCAATCTACTATACTGATTACGATGGGTAAGCTTAATCTAGACTACTTCGAACAAATACTGATGTATAATTCGCTAACTGATAGCGGTTATCTGTCAACTATTGCAGATGTAGTACAGCCAGAATTCTTTAAGAGCAAAGATATAGCAAACATCTTTACGATTATTAAGGACTTTAATGATAAACGTAATCAGCTACCTACTACAACAGAGATTAAGCAGTACTTAGTAACAGATGAGCAGAAAGACTCATTTAAGAGATTGGTTACCTCATTTTCTGATATTGATAAGAACATTAATAAGGATGAGCTTATCGAGAATACAGAGCAGTTCTTGAAAGAGAAGGCTGTATACCATACAATGCTACAAGCAGCAGAAGATATTTCAGGTGGTGATATTGATACTTCTGTTATCCTAGATAAGTTTGAGAAGAGTTGTAATATTAGTCTTGTTACTGACTTAGGACTTAGTGTTAAAGATAACATCGATGATATTATCGAAGACCTTACTACTGTAGAAGATAAGATTCCTTCTACTTGGGAATGGCTTGATGACTCTTTAGATGGAGGGTTTATTAAGCAAGGTAAGTCATTGTATGTCTTTGCTGGTGAGACTAATATTGGTAAGTCTATCTTCCTAGGTAATGTAGCCTCTAATATAGCTGCTCAAGGTAAGAATGTTCTACTAGTTACCCTTGAGATGTCTGAGTTACTATATGCAAGACGTATTTGCACTCATGTATCTAAGATTCCTATGAAGGAGATGGCAGTTAATGGTGCTTCATTAAGAGCTGCTATGAAAGAAGGTGAAGGTAATGTATATATCAAAGAATTTCCTCCTTCTACTATCACACCTAATACTATTAAAGCCTTTGCTAAGAAGTTTACTGATCAAG